AGCGTACCTGTTCAGCCATATCACGATCAATATCCATGATATGTTCAGGCTGCTCAATATAAGTTTCTACCAATTGACGATTGGTGGTATATTTTACAACCTCACCTTTATCATTGACAAAAACATTTTCCTCAAGATCGTACTTGACATACTTGTTACCATTGACACGCTGTGCCGCGCAGGCTGCACTCAACACCAGCATAGTGTCATATTGTTTGCGAACTTTTGATATACGGGGCATATTACTTATGACACAATTCAAAGATGATACTAGCACGACCGTTTTTGATAACGTAGTTGTTCTTTTCAGCAAATGACATTACGTCACGATACTCTTGACTGAACTTGTCAACACTCTGAGGTGCCTCAATCTTGACGGTCATAAAAGTTTCACGATAGTTTAGAAACGTCCGCCGTCGAAAGAAAGCATTGTCCACCATGTCCTTCAACTTGAGTCCTTGCTCAATTTCGTTAGGGGTAAACTTTGCCTTGTTCTTACGATTCTGTTGCTCAACATCCCGTCGGGCAATGAAAGCACCCTGCGGGCTTCGCAAATCTTCATCAATATCATAGTACGACATAACATGTCCCCAGTGATTAACTATAGATATATTATGCTCCCAAACGTACCCAAAGTCAACAACTATAAACTGTTAAAAATCAATAACTTACGTAGCCGTCTAGGACCGTATAGGACCGTTTTATAGCGGTGCAGAATTTTAGCAGTATATAGCGACAGTTATGGGTTCTGTGGGTCTACAGTAAACTCTAATCTAGCCATACGCCCTATATATAACTCACGCTTGTCATTCCAATCCATCTCTAATGATTGGTTAGTAGGAAAACGCACCCACAACTTTTTGCTATTAAAGTCGATGATAGGGCAGTTTACGCCCATACCATTTTCTGACCTAACAGTAATCTTTTCGCCTTTACGAAGGGAATGCGACATAACTAAAAAGTGCTATAGCAGCAAGTATACCTAACAAATAGGCGACGATCACAGAAACAGTTTTCCTATCAAAAGCTTTCATTTTTTTCTCCTTAGCCTCGATTGATTCTACTTGATAAGATCAGTAGATTTCAACTTGCGTTTACCCAAATATAAAAAATAACTCACTCTGCTTTCGGTGATAGGATGTCCATCTTTAACTGATCCACTGTTAAACTCATCTCCAGTATGTCCAGTCAAGGGAAAATAAAGTAAATCCTTGATACCGTCGTTATTAAAATCTTCGTAAAGATGGCTTACACCATTGCCCGGTCTTGGGAACCACTTATCAGCAACACGATAATATGAGCCAGTCCCATCGTTGATTAGCATAGCGGGATAAGTGATGCCTTCCCCGACGGGCGGTCCCCCCATAGGCCTGTAGTAAGCGATATCACTTAAACCATCATCATTTAGATCAGGGCATTCCATATCACCGATTACCCCTGATGTTAACTCGTTATTTACTGGCAAATCAATTTTAGTTAAAGCATTGCCGTTGTTGACATCAAACAACATAAGTTTGTAAATGCCCTTTAACGAACCTTCATCACTATCATCTAATGTCTGGCCTTTATATCCCCCAACTACTTCATTTGCCAAAAATAGTGCAAGTGCCTCGCTATTACCATTTTTAGTTCGTTTCAATTCACAGGTATCCATGATGCTGGGCGTGACGTAATCTTTACCGTCTATAGTGAACATCGGCACTAATCCAGTGTCACCTGTCCATGCTTTCATATAAACTAAAATAGGTTCTGGAAACTTGTACTCGCCCATTTTAGTCCAATTATTGTTTGTACCATTAAACAGTTGCACACCAGTTCTAGGATAACGGCTAGGAACGATAGCAATAGTTGATCCTAATCCAGGACTCACAGCACCAAAGAATGTCGTGCTGACATTGCTGATCCAGTCGTAACCATTTAGTTTAGACCAACCATTGTTATAAGTATATACGCTAGCCTCACCGAATGGTGTTAGCACAGCATCATATTTACCTAAATTATTTTCCTTTAAGGTAACACGATACCCATACTCAGGAGATGTCAGGTTAGTAATTTTATAACGACCATTTCCATCACTCATAAGAGCCGATGTCACAGCAAACTGATTAGTACGATCAGGTAACCTACCATCTTCTTGGTTTACAGCAAAAATAATATCTTTGATGCCATCATTGTTAAAATCATTTGCTACATAGTCGATAGCAATGCCATCAAGGCTAGGATATTCTGTTCCAAATACTTCAGTTGTTTTATCAACAAACTTACCTTGACTGTCTTGTACAAGAGCCACTAACATGTTAGGCACTTTTTTATCAGTAACCGTAGCCCGTACTTTTTGTAGGCACATTAGTGCTGCTACTAAATCAAGCCTATTGTCTTTATTGATATCTACAGCCACGACATTTACAGCATGAGTTTCACGACCACAAAGCCTATCATACTTGCTTTTGATATCGGGCAATAACGTAGGAGTAGTAGCAAATAATTCTACAGGTTCTGATACCTGTTGTGTACTTGCTACAGGAGTAGTTGCAGTAGGACTAGATTTAGTATCTCCGCCGCCACCGCCGCATGCAGATAATATGATGGATGATACCATCAATGATACAGCAGATTTACGCATTTTAAATTTCCTGCTTTTCTTTTTCAGCAGCCTTAGAAAGAAGTGCAGCGATACTTTTTTCAAGTTCGCTTGCGTAGGAGTAAAGATCCTCGCTACTAACATCTTCACCTTCCATACTAATCACATAGCCAATCGTGGCTAGTGTATCAGCAACCTGTGTCAAACTTTTATTCGACATTTTACTTATTCTCCATGCAGTAGGTCGATAGGATCCATTTAGCACGATTGAGAGTCTGGCGAGCATCCTCGTTCATATCACGCAGAATTTCTTCTTGGGCATCACTCATCATGCTCATCGCATACATAGCAGGACCTGCGAAACGGAAAGTCAAACTTTCTTCGACTGCTTCACGCATCTGGGCTACAGTGCAACCGAACATACGAACTTCACTCTTTTCTTGCTGGGTCAACTCGTTGTAAATCGCAGTAGTCATTATCTTGCTCCGTTAATCAACTATAGATATATGTTAACACCAAACGGAGTGTAAGTCAACCCTTTTTATCCACTTTTTTACGGATTCGTAAGTTATTGATTTTATTAGGATTATTTCAGCCAGCCTATCCGTAATCCCAGTGCTTTTCTACGTTCGTATTCTTGTGCTGATCCGGGGTAGCGAATAGCCCAGATCATCCAGAAGGCCATGAACAATCCTACACCCAAACAGAGTTTCCAATTCTGTGTGGTCACGATCAGAATGAGCAGACTGATCACCATGCTAATAAACATGATCCATTTGACCTTAGTGGGATACACACTCTTCTCATTCCACTCACGCAAGAAAGGTCCAAACAGTTTATGATTCAATAACCAGTTATGCCACCGATCACTACTTTTGGCAAAGCATAGCATAGCAAGAAACGCAGGGGTAGTCCACGGCAATCCAGGAACGATAGTTCCCAGATAAGCAAGCCCTAGAAAGAGCATGCCTATAACGAACCACAAAGCTTTTATCAGATTCACTAAGAACCGCGGCCTTGTTTACGCATCACGCTAGGACCCTTGCTTCCTACTTGGCTTTTCATGTTTTTACCCTCTTTAGGGTTAAATCCGCCATTGTGGCCCTGTTGCTGTGCTTTTTTACGTGCTAGTATTTCTGCAATTGGATTTTTCTTTTCTTCGCTCATACTGTTATTGGACTGTCAGTTTCAATGCGTAACAGTCTATTATTATTTACACAGAATTTTCTACTGTAAAAACTTGTGCACCAAGCACTATGATTGTTCCACCCTGCTCCCCAAAAATCTATTCTTCCATAACCTTTGTCATGTAGATATTGCTGTATAGGGTTATAATGCCAGCGATCACTATTATCTAATATGATGATACCATCATCTTTTAGCCTGTTACTTTCTACGGTCATTACCGCACATAGATGTCTAGCCATACCATCAATCACAACTATATCATAAAACTTTTCAGGGGCTTGATAAATCATGCTGCAATAACCGCCGAATTCATCATTAACTAATCCATGCTTTAGATCGTGATCGTAGTGTTCAGTGCGAATTTGAATCGTATTGTCTACAAAATTATCATATACGCTTTGTGCTTCTGGGTGAATACCGCTATTTTCCTTGCAAACATGAATATCAAGTAATGGATTTTCTGCTAGCAATTTTTCAGCCCAATCAGGATTATGTTCTATAGTCACAAGTTGACTCACTTTATCCCTAAAATATAACGAACTATACCCTGAACCATATTCTAAAACTTTGTAATCTTTGCTGATGATGTCTTTTAGAAACGTGATAGCAGGAAACGTATACCACGGCGTTATTCCTTCATCATCACAAGGATAATCACTGAACCAGCCGCTAGGTTGTAGATAGAGATATGCATGTGTAAAAATATGTGAATGTAGATCACCGGGCATATTTAGTTTTTGAGAACCATCATGCTCTATAACAACTATGGGCTTTTTCATTTTTTAACCGATTCTAGGTATTCTTGCAAATTTCCATATAAGTTTATTAACATGGCAATTTTGCTGTCGTAGATACGTATATATGCTGACTTATAAAACCTTGTTCTAAAACCTACCCAAAAAGGAGTCTTGAGTTTTTTACCAATATTCATCACATCATAATTATATCTTTCAGTTTTGGTATCTATATCAAACTCAAAAAACTCAAGGTCTAAACTATCAAAGGCCTTCTTGCCTTCTTCTGTCAGCCTGAGATTTTTTGTGCTGCGGCCAGTGACCCAATATCTTCTGTAGAGTTTATTAACGTCTATATTAGGTTCTAATTTATCTTTTAAATGCTTGTAAAGTATTTCTGTATATTGTACTTTATTCATCTGGATAAACCTGTCGTCCTTGGTTCATGAAAACCACAGTAAACTTGTCTGTTTTGAAAAGACCGTTTAATTTACGACAGAGATTTCTAGCGTGACCTGGATTGCTAAAACTTGTTTTTTTATATTTAGGAGCTGCCTCATTAGCTAGATAATGTTGGCTTTTAAGGTTGATCGGTTGACCCTCATAAAACACGGCCCAAATACCGCTAGCCTCAACAATCTGATCACACTTGTATGTGACCTTATCTACGTGCTCCAATATTACTTTTGGTTGTGTTCTACTCATTTAAACCCGCCACCTGTAATTTCTACTTTAACTATTTCTTCCTTTTTGCTAGAACTTTCGTTAAGAGCATAATAGTCAGATAATAATTTAGCGATCTCATCACGTAGCCCACGTGCTTCGTTTAAGGGCATGACAACATCTTTAGTCTTAGTTGACTCTAAATGTGTTATTTTGTCCAAAAACTTTTTAATATGGACCATGTTAAGTATTTATATAGTTGTTGGCCTCGATCTCAGTTTTAAATGGGCCTTGATATGCATATCGCTGTATAAAAATGTATTTAGGGCAAAAAATTATAGAATTTTGTCCATTTTGATCGATGACGAACCAGCCCGCTACATGAAAACACTTGCTTTTTCTAGTTTTCGTAAAGATATGTAACTTACGCTTAACGTCAAAAATGTTGTTATATGTTTTAGTAGTAGTAGGATACTCAGGATAGGGCATCTCTACTTTAGTCTTATTCGACTTTACTGGTTGAAAACTGATCTTAGTTTTTTTCTGTAATTCCTTAGTGTTGTTGAATTGTAATGTGCTACCATTCAACTTGACTTCATAGCCAGCACTATTAGCCTGCACGTTTCCAACTTTCTTTTCACCATCAGTAACGACCCAATATTGGTCTTTGATGATAGGTTTAGCAACTAGTACATTCATAATCACTCCTTGAGTTTTTCCCAAACATATTCATTCTCACATACATAAGCAACGGGTGCTATCCATCCATTGCTTACATATTGTTGTACCTGTAATCTTACATCATAAGGACAACTGTCCTCAACAAGAATGGCGGCGCGTGGATATTCAACATACCCACTAGTAAACTTGAAACCTTTGTCGCCTTGTTTTATTTCTAAAACTTTATTCTGTGACAAGTTCAAGTAACTCTCCCTTATATGGATTGTTCAACCACTTAGCATAAGTTTCTGCCTGCTCACTGACTTTGTTGAGTTCATACTTGCCGCAAAACTTCATAAAGTGTACACCAACTTGCGGTGTCGTTTTGATACGCACACCAGTAGTGATAGCAACGTCAACAAGATCCTTGATCTCGTCAGGCTGTGCTGTTAAATCGATAAGCAACTTGTTGCGTTCGTACAAATCTCTTACACGGTATTCTTTACCATCAGGGTCTGCCCAACGCTGTAACATCATGTTGTTCCAATTGAAACCCTGCTTTGTGCGATCTGCATAAGCCTCGATCAATCCAACTTTGTTCTTGCTACCCTTAGTGCGAACACCGGGATAAGCACTGAACACATTATCTCCGCTATCACCACGCATGATCTTTTCAAAGAGATGGAACTGCGGGTCACCTAGCAACTTAGGCTCTTTAGTCTTTTTATCTTTGACTGGCTTACCCTTGTCATCAAAGTAACCTTCTAGCGTGATCAATTGGTTGGCTACACCATTGTACTGTTTGACGTTAGGTGCAATCAACTGAACATAGTCGGTATCGCTGCTAATGATATAATGTTCATCGTTAGGATGCAAATGAATAAATCGTGCGATTAGATCATCTGCCTCAGCACGTTCATGGCGTAATACAGAGGTGTTCGTTTTCTCACGCAAGAAGGTCGTAAACATGTCGTAGGTTTCCCAGAACAT